GAAAAAACAACGCATTTTAAATATGAACTCATTTCTTCACATACAGCACGAAGAAGTTTTGCGACAAATTTATATCTTGCCGACGTTCCGGTTATTTCGATAATGAAAATGACAGGACATAAGACGGAAAGATCATTTATGAAATACATTAAGATCAGTCAACAGGAAAATGCCGATAAATTAATGGAACATCCATTTTTCAATTAATGAAAAATTAAATCGAGATTTAAAAAATATATGGAGCAGGAAATAACAAAAAAAGAATATATAAAAATGTTTTCAGAATGGCATTACGAAAAATTGAGGCAAAATGTATTAGCCGGAATTTTAGGCGATCCAAACTTCAAACCTAATTATGCGCATACATATCATTTTGAAACATTTTCTTTCATCGATGAAAAACTAGAATGGAAAATTTTGATAACGGAATCTGTACTTAGAATTATTGAAGAAGATCCGTTTCGCGAATTGGAAATAACTAGCATGGTGCTTTCTGATGAAATGATGCCTGATTATGCTCTGGACAAATATAATGATTATCAAAAAATTAAAAAAGAGCGAAATGAGTCTATTTTAAAAAAATTCGTCCCCTCTCTTACACCCTGAAAAAAATTAAGCCTTATAATCTATTGATTTATAAGGCTTTTAACATTTTTTGAGTAGTCGTGTTCGGACTATACGTTTTTTTGAGGCGGATTTTTAATTCCGTTTTTAAGTTCCAAAATATCTTTCTCATCAATCCAATTTTCTAATTTTAAGGATTTGAATGAATAAATCATTTCTCGAGAAGAAGGTAATTTTTGGTAAATAAAATCAAAAGCTGAATCTTTTCCGTTTATAATTATTGAATGACTATTTTTAATATCATATAAAAAACACATATTAGCTATATCACTTCTAAAATAAGAAAACATTATGCTTCTTACCGAAATTAAAAGACTCAAAATTTGAAATGGAATAATAAAACATATAATAACGGAGAGAATAGAATTAATTGTCATATTTGTTTTTTTTTAAAAAGGTAAATCTCCATTATCTTCTTCATTCGCAGCAATAGAATCAGAACTTTGTGGATTAGTCTCGGTTTGCGCGTTATTAGAATTGGGTGAAGTTACCGGAGCGAAATTCTGGATCTCCAATTTCCATCCTTGAATAGAATTGAAATATTTTGTTTCGCCTTGCGGATTCACCCATTCTCTACCTCTCAAATTGTAATGTACTTTTACGTGATCCCCTATATTTAGACCATTTAGCAAATCTGATTTATCCTGATTGAATTCAATCAAGATATGCTGAGGATATTGTTCTTCGGTGGTTACGACCAAATCTCTTTTTCTGAATGAATCGCCAACATGTTGAACTTCTCCGATCATTTTAATTTTTCCTATTATCTCCATTTTTTTCAATTATAATTTAGTTCTGATTGGTTTAAAAACGGTGATTGGAAATATATCTTCACATCCTAATATATACCTATATTTGATAATTTCATTGTTTCCATCTACAAAAATGAAATCTCTGGAGTCTTCATTATTGAATAATAAATTAACTTCTCTAACGGTGCTATCTTCCGTGATAATCCCTATCAATTTCCCTTTTAAATTGAATACTGTGAATTCTTGATTGTTTTCTTCCATTTTTGCTTTTAATTATTGTTAAAATGTTTTATTTTTTAATATCTCTACTGTTTTTTCGGCAATCCATTGATAAGAAATAAATAATAATTCTGATTCGGTAAAATTTCCTTTAATATAATTGATAAGTTTTTTTTTATCTATCTCCATTTTTTCTTCTACTACTAGCGTTTCTGCTAATAATAATCTAGTTGCTTTTGATGTTTTTTTTATTAATTCTTCAACATTAATTTCTAAAAATTCGAGCATTTGTTTTTTTTTAATTGTTATTTAAATTTGTTGTTTTTATTTCCTTTTTTATTATTTTCAAGCCATTCTTGAGATCTATTTGATTGAACTTTTTTCATTTTAGCAATGCTTTCTTCACTATGTTTTTTACCTAAATGAGCTCTTCCAATTTTTTGTTTTGTCTCTTCACAAGAATAACCACTTCTATCATTGGTTTTTGTTAATATACAATTAAGTCCAGATTCTAAAACTGAATATAAATCTTGATAAAATCTTTCTTTTTCATTTAATTCTGAAACATCACATTCACACATTACTTCAAATAAATGATTTTCAACTCCATATTTTAAAAAAGAATGTCTTAATTTAGGTTGGTATTTACAATCTAATCTTTTATAATTTCCAAATCTTTCTTTAATGTTAACACTTTGTCCAATATAAATTCTATTTGTTGGACTTATTATTTTATAAATACCTATCATAAATAAAAAAACCCGCAAAATCAAAGAGTCGTCGTTCTTATCATTTGCGGGAATTCATATAAAATTTTACATTGTAGCGACGACTCTACAATTGCAAATTTACAATTAAAACTTGATAATAACACTTGATTTTGAATAATTTACTGAACATTTAGGCACTTCTATTCCTTCAGAATCATAAATTGCATCCTTGGATTTTTCAGCCAATTTTAAAAGTTCTGTTCTATCTTTTATTTTTTCATTTAGTTCTGACCACAAATGATCTTCTTGATATTGAATCATTAATCTTCCATTTGTAGGCACAAATTCCATTCCCATGCAGCTTTGCTTATCTATATCTATTATTGATTCCCTGAAAGCCTCTACTGCCGAGCTTATAACTTCATTGAGCCTTATAAGATTGGCTCCGAAGCGCATTTTATCCACCTCTCCAGATTCCAATAAATCTTCGACTAATTTTCTACCTGTTTCTTTGGCGTCCTTTTTTGAAAATGATGACGGATAAAGATCAGCCATTTCATTTGCGCGCATTTGTAAAAACATCCTTGCTGAATTTCCCATGATTATTTATTTAAAAGGATTTTTTGTATTCATAATTTTTTCAATTTGCTTAAATCTTACATCACTAAATAAATGCTTATTGTTTTTAAGCGTTTGTTCGTAATAACTTATTTTATAAATCATTACTGTGTTTTTCCAAAGTAAAAATATAATTATTATTAATAAAATATTTATTATTATAATCATAATCAATTATTTATTAACTCAATATTTTCGCATCTTTTCCAAGAAATTGATTCTATATTTTCTTCCAATATACCAATCAATCCTTGTTCAAAATCAACCGATACGATTTCATATTTTTTATTGTTCCATAAACACCATGTGTTTGCAGACCATCTTTTTTCATTAAATTCTTCTATTGTCATAATGAGTTATTTATTTAATGATTTAAGTTCTGAATATCTAATCGAAATACCCTCATGTTGTTCCTGAGTAGCTTTAAGCAAGCCTTGCTCGATAGCATTAAGATTTCTTTCAACAGTGTCTAAATCGCTGTTCATGAGAATTTCGAATTGTTTTTTGCTTAGCGTAACGATTTTCACTTCTTTCGGTTCTGTCACTTCGATATATTTAATATCGATGATTTCTTCAGAATGGTTCGGCATTTCATCTGAAGTGTATGGCATACTTCCCAATTCATCACTGAAACATAATCTGAATCCTTGGGATATAGCTACTTTTTTGGTCATAAAATTAGCTTTTTCCCAAAATTTGGTTACTACTCCTTGTTTTGTTTTTTGTACGCATTCATCATAAAGGACTTCCCAAATAAATGGATGTTGCCTATCCTTACGATAAATAGTGACAATGGCTTTCAAGTCTCCTGAGGCTACGCTTCCAGATGTTGTCGCGCTCCAGCCATCAAGTTGGCCACTACGTTCCGCTCTTTTGATATAAACCTCATAGCCAGTAAGTATAGAAAATTGCTTATATTGCCCTTCTCCATATACTGTGCAATATATTTCTCTCTTAAAAGGATTTAGCTTGCATATCTTGGCAATATTCAAAAATTGTGATTTTTCTTTTTCTTCGAGTTTAGGTGTGATTCCCATCACATCAAGATATTCGACTAATATTTTGTCGTTTATCTGCTCGTTTGCAACAATTTCATTTTTCATTTTCTTCTTTATTTGATTGTTCTTGCGCTAATTTTGCCTCATGGAAAAATTCATTTAACAATAGTTTTTCCGTGGACGTTAATTGATCTATTGATTTAGAATTCACCACCCATTTGCCATTCTCTTTTTTTATCTCTATAATCATAATTTTAAGATTTCGTTTTCAAATTCTTTCAAAAGCTTATTAAGGGCATTTTTTACATTGGTTGCCTCGGTACCTCTGGTTGAAAAAATAAATCTGACCTCTATATTATTCAATCGAAATTCTACTATGTCGGGAGTTGGAGGATATTCATTGGTTGCCTCGCTACCTTCTTCTAAAACATCAGCTGATACTTCAAATGAAGCCATTCCTAAGCAGTAACCATTATGAAAAATCTGTATATCAGATTTGATAATATTTTCATTATAATAATTCTTGAAACAGAACTTAAATATCCTTTCTAATGTAGAATCTTTTAACTCTTGAAATAAATCATTTCTTTTTTTCATGAATTTGTTTAATAAAATTTCTTATTTTATCTATATGTTCAGGTAATGAAGTTATTAAGTATTTCTTTTTCCCTAAACTTGGCCGTCCTGAATTAAGGCGTTTTCCTCCGTGATTATTGGTTTTCATTAAATAATAATTGCCGATTCAAAAGAAATATCAAAAGGCAATCCTAAAGCATTAAAATCTTTATTTTCTATGAGAATCGTTTTTATTATATCACATTTTCTTCCTATGTTGTCATCTTTAACCAATTTAATAGCTCTTCTTGCATTTTTTGTACCTATTACTAATTGATATTGTGTTCTTGAATAATAATTTGTAAAACATACTACAATAGCTTTTTTAATGTGATCTTTTTCTACATATTCACCTTCATAACCATTTGTGCTTTGCCAAACTGTTTGGTCTGAATCTTCCCAAACATCACATTCAATCGAAGATTTTTCAGAAAAGTATTTTTTTGCCAATTCCAATGATTCTGCTTGACAAGAAAATTCTAATTGGTAACCTGATTTTTGTTTTGCTAAATAATTTTTCATGTTTTTTAAGTTTTAATTTGTTTTGCTTTATTGCTGATGCAAATATACAACATGATTTCGTATATACAATATCAAAACTAATCTTTTTAAAAACTTTAACATTTAAAAACAAATTATCTTCATAATATTGAATTTTCTTACGAAGATTATTGGTTTTAGTCATCAGCTTTGTTTTATAGTTTTTTGTTATGATTTTTGATAAAATTTACCATTAAGTTCAAATTCTTCACACCCATTATCAAACTCTTTTTCCGAAACTTCATAGTAATCTTTTATATAGTTTTCATAAGGATGCTCTCCTATAAACTCATCAACATCATCGAAATATTTCGCAACTTGATAATCATCATAGCTGTATTCATTCGCTTCTAAAACTTCTTGAGCCAGATAACTACCATCTTTTAAAACCGACAAAAGTTCTTCACTATTCAAATTATCAATTTTTGTAGTCCAAAAAGAATAAATATCTACCGAACAATTAACTTCTTCGTTATTCTCAATTTCGTCATCTGTAATTAATTCTCTTCCGTTATCATCCGTTACGTAATAATAACCTTTTTCGTCATTATGAAAAAAACTACCAAAATCATGACTTCCGTCAAAATAACTTAACGCATCTGATATGCTACCTTCTTTTGCAAATTCTGTAATCATTGAATTTCCAAATCTTGATTTTAAATCTTTTTTTGTTCTAAAAATAAGTGTTGTCATAATTTATAAGTATTTGTTTTGCTTTATTGCTGATGCAAATATACAACATGATTTCGTATATACAATATCAAAACTAATCTTTTTAAAAACTTTAACATTTAAAAACCGATTATTCTTATTAAATTAGCGCTTCTAAATTTAATTTCTCGGTTCGGCTCCGCAAAAAGAATCCTTTTTTCAAAATGCAGACCTAAAAGTCTGCATTTTTTACTTTCATTTATAATATTTCATAACAGAAGTCCGACCAAGATTATTCCCTTTTAAAAATGCAGATCTAAAAAGTCTGCATTTTTTTTGTTAATTTAGTTATTATAATTAAAAAAATGAAACCGAATAAGGAAAATATTATTACGGATATTCTCATTGAGTTAGAAAAATGCACTACACGGGCTGAATGTTTGGCAGTAAATGGCAGTAAATGGCAAGTTTCAGAAAGAACATTTGGTAGATATTGGAAAGAAGCCAATTCAAGACATTTGGAGAAGCAAATAGCGATTCAAAAACAAATCGAAGAGGAAAGTAGGGCTAAGTCAAAAGAATTGCTGGATTTGGCTTTATTTTCAAAATCAGATATATTATGGAAATTGCAAGAAATAATTACTGATGCAGAAAAAGATTCTGATAAAATAAACGCATGCAAGTTATTCTGTGAAATCGAAGGTTTTAAGGCTCCAATTAAATCAGACATGAATATTATTGCCCCGACTCCTATATTTGGATTTAATCCATTGGTCGATGAATGAACCAAGATTTCACATATCGCCCAACGAAAGCATTTTGGAAGATAAACAAACTTTTTGAAAGAAAAGAATCTTTATTTATTGTCCAAGGAGGGCAAGGTGCATCGAAAACAATCTCTATTTTAATGATTATTATAGATGCGTGCAATCGTTCAAAAAAAGACATTACCATTTGCTCGGCCGAGAAATCCAAATTGATGGATACTGCTTTTCGGGATTTCGTGAAAATACTTAAAGATTGGAATGTTCCAATGAAATCCATTCACGAACGAGAGGGCGTAATCAATTTTGCTTCCGGAAGCTATATTGAATTTATAGGACTGGATAAAGCCGATGTAGGAAAAGGCAGGCGCAGGGACATTATTTATATAAATGAAGCCAATAAGATCACTTTAAATTCATTTGCCGATATTGCACAAAGAGCAAAACTGATGATCTGCGATTATAATCCAGATGCGCTTTTTTGGCTCAATGATCTTCAAACTGAAACCAATTTCATAAATTTAACTTATCTCGACAATGAATATCTGCCAAAACAAGAAGTTGCCAATATTGAAAGATATAAGACTTTAGGTTATAATGAGGATGGAACAGTAAAAAATGAATTTTGGGCTAATAAATGGCGTGTGTATGGCCTTGGAGAAGTCGGGTCTGTCGAGGGCAGAATCTATCATTGGAAAAAGATTAATGATGAAGATTATAATAAAATTATTACAACTCCAATATATTCAGTAGATTGGGGTATGGTTGACCCAATGGCAGTTACTGAAGTTCGTTATTTTGATGGTAATATCTACGTAAGAGAGATCAATTACGCTAGTGAAAATGAAATAAGAAGCAAACTAAGTTCAACAGAACAAATGCAGATTAATGCTAAAGAGAATGACGGTCTTATAACACATCTATTTACTAAATGGGGAATCCCTAAGAATTCAATTATAATTTGTGATTCAAATTACCCAAATAAAATACTTACTCTTCGAAAAGCAGGTTGGGAGGGAGCATATGCTATAGGAGCCAAAAGCAAATTGTTAGACCGAATAGCCATAATGTCTAGTTTAAATATATTCTATACTGCGAGTTCTAAGAATATTGAATTCGAAGGAAGAAATTATTCTTATGCGCAAGACAAGTGGGGTAAGCAATTAGAAACGCCCATCGATGCTCATAATCATCAAATTGACAGTATTAGTTACGCTTGTACTCATATGATTAACCATAGAATTATAAATATAGTTTAAATGTTAAAGTTCTCATTTTAATGTAGTTAAATAGTATATTTGCCGCATGGAAATTAAGAAAAAAAAACCTAATGGATATTGGACATTTGATATATGTCGCAAAGAAGCTTTAAAATACATTTCAAGAACTGAATTTTATAAAAATAATAATAAAGCTTATCATGCTGCTCGTGAATATAAATGGTTAAATGAAATTTGTACTCATATGATTCCACAAGGAAATCTTATGAAGAGATATGTGTATAAAGCAATGTTTCCAAATAATTCAGTTTATATAGGACTTACTTATAATTTTGAGCAAAGAAAAAGTGAACATTTAAGTAAGAATAAAAGCACGGTTTATAAATATATGATTCAAACTAATACAGAACCTATATTTGAATTATTGAGTGATTTATTAAGCAAAGAAGATGCTTCTGCATTAGAAATTCGATTAATAGATGAATATAAAAATAATGGTGTTAATATTTTAAATAAAATAAAAGGTGGTGCATTAGGGGGAGGTAATTTAATATGGACATTAGAAAAATACAAGGAAGAAGCATTAAAATATTCAAATAGAAAGAATTTCAAAGAAAATAGTTTATCAGCATATTCTGCGGCGTGTAGAGATAAAAATATAGATGAAATATGTTTACATATGATTCAAGATAGAAAATATCGCGGATATTGGACTTATGAATTGGTTAAAGAAGAAGCTTTAAAGTATACTGATATGACGGAATTTAAAAAGAAATCGAGTACTGCATATGGTAAAGCTTATGATAATAATTGGCTAGATACTATTTGTATGCATTATATAAAAAGACCTAGTAGAGGCGAAAAACATCATGGCACTATACTTACAGAAAAACAAGTTTTAGAAATCAGATCAAGTAATTTATCTCAAAGGAAATTATCTAAAATATATAATACTAGCCAAACAAATATAAGTTCTATAATTCGTAAAGAAACTTGGACACACATTTAATAAAAAAAGCGACTACAACAGTCGCTCTTTTTTTATTCCTGGAATAGGTTTGATTTTTCCGTATTTGTTTTCGTATTCCTCAATGAATCTCTGCATCGCTTCATTTATTATATCTCTTTGCAAAATCTTTTCATGATAAGCAATAGCTCTCATTTTTTCTAAAATATCAGTATTTATTTCGAAGGTTGCCCTAGATGTAGCCGGTTCGGTTTCTGAGATTTCTTTTTCGGATTCTGTTCTTTTTGAGAGGGATTGAAACCCCCCGTTGAATTTTTTTACAGCCATAACAATATGATGTTTTTTAAATTGTGGATATTTTTAAATAATATTAAAAATATAACAATTTTAATATTTACAATATTTTTGATGTTTCTTCTCTTTTTAATATTTCTTTAGTCAACTCCATGTAATCGCTTGTCCCGTTAGATTTTGGATTATAACTGAATATATCCATTGACATAGCCGGAGCTTCAGCAAGTGCTATATTGTTTCTGATCTTGGTATTGAAAACTTCATTCTTGAATTCAGAATCTATAAAGTCAACTACTTCTTTGTTTAAGTTTTTTCGGCTGTCATATTGAGTTATAATAATACCTGCTACTTTTAGGTTCTTATTCAGATCGCATCTTATTTCCCCGATCACTTCTATTAGCTTAGTAAGCCCCTGAGTAGATAAAAATTCAGCTTGCGCCGGAATAAGGATTTC